GCCAAGCGCCTGCGGCCCCGACGTTATAGGCGCGTCTGACTTATGCGATACGCCGCCAATGCTCAGTGGTCCGCTTTCAATAGGTTCGGCCATTATCGCGTCTCTACCAAAATATATTTGCCGTCTTTTTCAGTGACCCTGAATTTCGTCGGACCTGTCAATTTCGTGCCTATGTTGTATTTTTTCTCATCGCCGGGTTCGATTATGTAGATGTGTTTAGGCTTCATTTCATCCTGCGGCGGGGTGGCGCCGCGCACAGCCAGCTCCTGATATGCCTTGTCATAGAAGCTCGGTGCGTCGTGCGCGCGCGACCATATACGATCAAGTTCGGTACGATCCGCGTAGGGCACGCGGCTCAAATTAGGGTTCAGGTAATCAAAGCGCGCGTCCGCGCGATCAACGTCGCCAAAGGCTTGTGCCAATATTTTCTTGTTCGCTTCCGGGGGCTTTGTGCCTTCGACGCTGGCTACTTGGGCCAACGAATGCGCAAGATCGGTGTTGCCCGCGGTGCCGGCGCGATTGGCCGCCTGTTTGGCGATCTCGGCGACAGCGCTCGCGTTCCACTGCGGGCTGTCACCGAGGTTCAAACTTGGAAACACGAAACGAAGCTGCTGTTGAATTTCCGAAGTGATATGCGCGTTCGGATTGGTCTTGAACTGTTCAAGCGCTTCCTTGACCAAATTTAGGCTGACGCGCGTCTTCTGGCGATCATCGTTGTTGGCCCCCTCTGCCTGCGACCATTTCGTATTGTCCGCCATGAACTGATTGCCGCGTTGGGTTTCAGCCCAGCCGGGCATGCGTACGGCGTTGCCGTTCGGGTCCAGCGCCCAACCACGATCCTTCATGTTGGCCGCCGCGCGATCCGCGCGCGCAACCAGTTCTTTGGCCTGCCCGGTGGGGTCGCCTTGCGCAACCATCTGATCGGCGCGTTGGTAGAGTTCGGCGAAATTCTCGTCCTGGTGCAGCGTTTTCAAGTATGCCGGGTCCATAGCTGCCGCAGGCATATCGCGTAGTGCCGGATGCGCTTCCGCCATTGCTGGTGTAATCGCGGGGGCGGGGCTAGGCGTATTGGCGCCGAGTGGCCCCTGCGGCGGGGTTGCGGGCGGCTGGGCGACGTTGCCCGGACCCGTTGCTGGCTGCACGGGCGGGGCTACAGGAGCCCCTGCGGGGGCCGCAGGAGGTGCTGACGGTTGCCCGGCCAACGGTCCAGGCGGCAGGCCGCCCGACGGCGTAGCGCCGCCGTTCGGGCCATTGCTGGGCGCCGCCACGAGGCCCGCCAGATGCGTGATCTGGGCGGCCAACTGTGGATCGGGCGGCTCGCCGCGCGACGTTTTGGCGTTCTGCATCGTGCGCAGCTGGGTGAGCAGCGTCATGTACTGCGCGCGCTGCTGGATATCGAGGCTGCGGGACTGGATAGCCTGGCCCTGCTGCGTCAGGCCCGCCTCCTGTTGCTTGAAACCCATGGACGCATAGGCAGGTGCGGCGGCTGCGATGCCTTCGCCGATCGAACCCAGCAGTTGATGGCTCTTCGATCCCAGCATGTTGCCGAGGAAGGTGAGGCCCGCCACGATCGGGCGCTCGTTGCGGTCGAGCCAATCGCCTTTCTGGACGTCCTTGACGCCGAGCGCAGATGGCGCGGCATATGCGCCGCCGGCGAGCCCGGCGGTAGCGGGATCTCCTGGGCTGGTGCCGCCAGTAGGCGGCGGCGGCCCGTTAGACGCCGTACTGGTGCCGCCCCCGAGACCCGCAGGCGGGGAAGACTGCTTGCCGTACTGGCCACCCGAGATCGCGTAGAGATGGTTCTGCGTCTCGGCAGGGAGATAGTCCCAATAGTTACCGCCGCGCGCTTGCGAAGTTTGCACGGCCTTGTCGACCGCGCCCGATCCAGCGTTGTAGGCAGCTACGGCCTTGTAGGGATCGCCGTATTGGTCGTTGAGATGCTTCAGCCACGTATTGCCGAGCAAACGATTGTAGCCTTCGTCGTTTTTAGCGCGGGTGGGGTCCCACGGTACGCCCGCGAGCTTCGCTGCGTCCGGTCCCGCATTGTAGAGCTGCGAACGTCCGACGGCGCCAACCGATGACGTGACCAGCGTGCCGTCAGGGTTATATTGACGATCGCCACTCTCTTGGTTCCAGTGTCGCGCCGCGACTTTTTCGGACGTGTTGTAGTCGTCGCTGCGTACAGACGTCGGTGCAGGAAGCGGCGGAGCGGGAGCGCCCGGCACGAGGCCAACCGACGACGTAGCTGCGGGCGCGGCTACCGGCGGCTCACGAAGCGCCGCTGCGCGCACATCAGCAGGGTCGTTGGGCTGTAGGGCACGTTCTTCGCCAAGACCGGCGGCGCCGAGCGCGGGTACGAGCCCGTTGCTAGGTCCGTGAGGCGGCATGCTTGACGGACGTCGCGCAATGTCCTCGGGGTCGCGCTTGAACGGCACGACGTTGTCGGGAACCGGTACGAGACCTGCCTTCACGCGGCGCGTTTCAAGCGCGTCGGGGTCCATGATCGGGGGTTCACTGGCAACGAGGCCGCCTTCATCGAAACCCGTGCGCCCACCATTTTTGAACATGCGGCCCAAAGTGCCGCCAAGCGCGCTGCCAGCCATCATGCCCATCGGGCCGCCAAAAGAGCCGAGGCCCATGCCGGCCAGTGAGCCGATGGTGCCGCCCAACCCGCCACTTCCGCCGCCGCCACCTGCGTGACCGCCGCCGCCGCCGCTACCGCCGGGCAGCTTGTTCTCGAGGCCCGCCTGTTCGTTTTTGAGCTTGTTCGGGTCGATCGGATCGAAAGTGTCCTCGGGCAGAATACTATAATCGGCGAACGGCATGCCGCCGCCCGCCGCGCGCTGAATGCGTCCGCCGCGCCGCGCGACGATGCCGATCGCGTCGTCGATCAAGGATGCGTCGGCGGGCATTGCTGCAGCAATATCGACCGGAGCGCCGGTTGTCGCGTCGATCGGCGCGAGCGGCGTCGAACTGACGGTACCCGAAGACGCTGCTGGTGCAGTGCTCGCCGCGCCGGAACCTGTCTGTTTGCCAACCCAGCCTTTGTCGGGATCCCACTTGCCGCCCGTGCCGAGCAAGCCGCCCGTGGCTGGGTCTTTACCCTGCGCGGCTTCGCCGACGAGCGCATCTTTAGCGCCGCTGTAGAGGGACTTGCCCGTCTTGACCGCGCCCGTCACGTCGTTGACGCCGGACATCGCCTGGCGAAGACCGGACGGCTGCGCGTCCGGCAATTTCATCAAGGGCGAACCCTGCAGCGTCTTCGGTGCGCTGCCCGAACTCGCGGGCACGATACCCGCAGCGCCTGGCGTGCCGGTGCCGATATGGCCGGCGCCCGCAGCATTGGGGTACATCGCCTGATGCGCCATGAGGAGCGCCGACAACGTGGAAGGATCGTACGCAAGGCCGCCGCCGGCAAAGCCCTGCCCGGCGTTGTCGTTGGCCACCGCGCCGCCCAGCGCGCGCGTCGCGCGGTCGTAGTCGACGGTCTTGTAGCCGCCTGCAAGTCCGACGGCATCGGGCTTCGTCTTCTCGACATCCTGCGCCGACAGACCGATCTGCGTATGCGGCGAGTTCTTGTAGTTGAAGCGAATGATCTTCAGACCGTCCTTGGTATGGCCGATCGTATGGATGTTCTCCTTGAGCCGCTCATCGGAGAAGAACGGCTGCGGTGCCGTGGTGCTGCCCGTCGTGCTCGAGCCGGAAAGCGCGCCCGTGCCCTCCGCGATGTTCGCAAGGAACTGCGCGACCTGGAACGGGTAGCCCTGCTGTTGCAGGAACTGGTTGTAAGTAGCCGTGTCCTGCGCCTGTCCGGTCTGCTGCTGCACGGTGCCAGCGCCGAGCTGCGCCTGTCCCTGCTGCAGCTGCGCGCCAAGCAGGCCCGTGCCGAGACCGGCGTTCGTGCCCGCGGCCGTGTTGCCTTGACTGAAGCGCTGGCCACCGATGCCGAGGTTGGCCTGCGCAGCGCCGAGGCCCTGCGAGTAACCCATCTGGCCGATGTTGCCGTACTGCTGCGACGCGCCGAGGCCCTGGTTGAAGACTTGGCTGCCGAGACCCTGCTGCGCACTGCCGAGGCCCATACCCTGCGAATAGCCTTGGCTGCCAATGCCGAGAAGCTGGTTGGCGCCGCCCTGCAGCGCTGCGCGATTGGCCTGCCCGGCGCCGAGGCCGACGCCTTGCTGCTGCTGGCCTGCCGCGAGGGCCTGCTGGTAATTCTGATTGTAGAGACCCGAGACGATGTTCGAGCGTGCGAGGTTCTGCTGCCCTTGCAGTACGTCCTGCGCGATGCCCGAACGATCGCCGCCGTAGGAACCGGACAGGATCGCGTTCGACGTCAACCCCTGACGCTGCTGCGCCTGTTGCTGGTCGGTATAGCCCAACGTGCTGTTGATCACCGACTGTGTGTACGGCGACATATATTGGCCGATGTTCAGCGCGCCGGGATCGACGGCCTGCGTGCCTGCGAGCGCGAGACCGGTAGCGGCACCATTGTACGGCTGCGCGCCCGCGTAGGCGCCCGCGTAATTCTGCCCGGCACTTGCGTTATAGGGTTGGGTACCCGCGAGACCGCTGTTGAGCGCGCCCGTAGCCGAGGCATTGCCCGCCGTGCCGCCCGCGAGGCCCGAAGCCACCTGTCCCGTAGCCGTGCCGAAATAGGGTTGCGCACCGGCAAGGCCGTTGTTCAGCGCGTTGGTCGCGGCACCGTAATATGGCGTTGCGGTGCCTGCGGCGCCGGTAATGTTGCCGATGCCGCCTTGCTGGGTCGCGTTGACCGGGGAGACGAATTCACCGCCGTATGGCGTGAAGGGCGCGCCAGCTGCCGTTTCCGCACGGGCGTTAACCGCGTTGTAACGCGCCAGCACTTCCGGCGGAATCGTGGTCGTCGATTGCTGGGTAGTCGTGCCGCCGCCGCCGCCGCCCTTGGAGCCGCCAAAACAGATATTACGGCACGCAACTGCGGGCGCGTCATCGGGGATCAGCCAATTTTCGAGCGGGAGGCCGTCGTTCCAAATTGTTTTGCGCGGCCACATATCGAACAATTACGTCTCCGTATTATTCCCCTTAACCGCTCCACCGGTTCGGGCGCCCCATAAAAAGTATGCGCCTGCCGGCTCTCCGAGGAGACGCCGATAAGCCCGAACCTTGGCCTCGGTCCGGTGGTTGCTCAAGACGCCGATGCCGAGGGGCAGATCGAGCCCCACCGCCGCCATCTTGCTGAATTCGACAAGGCGCGAGAAACGTCCGCCCTTGGCGTCGCGGTGGTCAGGATGGACGAAAATGCCCCTTTCTTCAAGGGTTAGCTCATCAGTGTACCATGGACTGCTGATGCGCAGCAGCACGGCCCCCTCCAAGGTGCCGCCCGGAGGACCTATGACACCCATGATGCCATGGTCGAGGCTCAAAGCCTCATAGACATCGTGAAGCATCTTTTGCGGGCTGGGAGTCGTAAAGCCATTCTCTTCCGAGCCCAGCAGGGCAAGGCGCATAACACCGTCGACGTCGGCCACGGTGCCGGTGCGTACGACCACGGTGGGTGGGGGCAGGATGATCTGGTCAGACATGGAAAGCCAAGTGAAGGTGCGACGGTGGCACGTGAGTACCTTTTCGCAGGTTATCAATGGCAGGCAGCACCTGCAAATTCCACGGAACATGCAACCCGTTAAATGTACCACCTTGGAGCGGATGAATGTGATCGACGTGATGCACAACACCAGTCTGCGTGTTCAACGCCTCGGCGACGTCGTAATGTTCCTGTATCTGCGCAAGATGGATCGCGGTCAGCCATGCGGGGGTAGCGGACACTTGTGCGGCTTTTCTTTTCGCGGCGATCGCGCGTTTAACAGGTCTATTATCATTTACCCATTTACGCATGTTTGCGGCAGCGCGAGCGGGGTCGCGTTCATACGCTGCGCGTGACAGGGCAAGTTTGCGTGCAGGATTTTTGGCGTTCCAATTTGCAACAGCTATCCTGTTTGCTTCGGGATTTTTCTCGCGCCACTTTTGTGTAGCGGCGCGGTGGCGCGCGCGATTAGCGGCGCGCCATTTGGCCGCTTTTAAGCGATCACAGGCCTTGCAATAGTAGTAGCGGCCATCTTTAGAACGGACGCGAATAGCAAAATCGCCAATAGGTTTTGCGACTTTGCAGGCGGCACATGTTTTAACTTCCATCGTCAGTCCTTTTTTGGGCCGGGAAGTTTGCTGAGTGTCTTGATGGTCGACATACGGAACTGTTTTACAAACTCGTCCAGAATGCGGTGTCCGTCATCGAGGGAACCTTTACCTAGCCAACGTACATCGTCAGGGTGAATTACGTGCTCACCGCCAGCGGCAACAATAGGCACGCCCGGGGCATGTTGCAGTGCGCCGCCATTAGCTTTATGCGGCGAGGGCACCCCATAGGGGAGACCTGTTTCATGGTACGGTGTGCCGTCGGTACGTGAAGGTTGACTAAACATGTTTTTAGCAATCTTGAACCCGGCCATTGTATTGCCTTCGCCAAGAGCGCTGACGATATCAGCGGGTAGCACATAAGCTCCAGAAGGAACTTCCATAGGCAGGTGATCAGTTCTTCCAGCGACCGAGCTGTGGATCGGGCCGGTGTGCATGTGAGTGACAGAGCCACCCTCGGCGCGCGCGGTACGTTTCAAAAGCTGAACGGGTGCGATCGCATGTCCGCGCATCAATTCCTCGAGTAGAAAAGCGTCACTTTTTGGCCCGCGCCCGGTTTATACACCAAACCGGCGGTAAAGACCATATTGAGCGGGATGTAGCCCAAACTGGCGGGCACGACATAAATCGCATTGCCGGCGGCCGCAGCAGCCAAACTCGATGCGTCGTACAAGGTGCCTACAGCACCGGCAGTGCCGACGGAAATACCTGTCACGCGCATGAAGCCCGTCTGCACGAGAGTATCGACCGAGAGCTGTCCGCTGCTGTTCGCGGGAACTTGGTGATTGAACGCCAAAGCCACGCCGTTGATGGCGTTTACCGCTCCCTTGAGCGACGTCAGGATGTCGTCGAGACTAGCCATTATAGAAAGCGCCCATCGGGCGAATAGCGATAGCGCATCGCACCCAAGCGCCAGAAAGTGCCGGCGTCGATGTTCTGAAACCCGATTGACACCAACCGGCCCCTGAAGCGCGGCGTGACGAAGGTTACGGCTTGCGACAATGTAAAGGGGCCGTACTGGCGCGGTGTCTGGCCAGGATACTCCGCAACGTAAAATGTGAGCAGCACCTGAGCGTTCGGCGAGCTGCCGTACTGGCCCCACTTCATGTCGGGCCAGAACTGATCGACGAAAGTCAGGAAATCACCGTCGCTCATCGTGAAATAGCCAGTCTGGAAACTGGCCCTCAGCGGCTGGCCATCGGCGTCGTTCGATATCTCGTGCTGCTGGAGCAATTTGGACGTGTCGGCGCCGATTGGTTGCCCGAGCACGGACTGATCGATCCAGGCCGTGCGCCCGAGCAGCCCGTAGTCCCACACGTTCATGTTGACGGTGTACTTCACGTAGCTGTCGACTTCGCCGCCGCCGTTCTGACTTGGATAGTACCAGACGACTTCGTTGAAGCTCGAATTCACCGCGCATCGGATTTTGCGCAGATTGTTTCTATCGAGGTTCTGGAAAACTACGTCCCAGACGGAACATTCCATGATCTGAACACCGCTGCCGCTCAGCATGAAAAACTGCTCGATGCCCATCCAATAAGTAACGCCTGCCAGCGTGCCGCGTGCCTTTCTGGCGATCAAGCCACAGTTTTTGCCGATTTCGTTGAAACCATAAACCGAGCCGTTAGGATCGCCGACACCGATGTACTGCATCGCCCATAGCCCGACATCGGTCCAGATCAAGCCTTGCTGGTTGGCCTGAAGGCCGCCCACGATGAGCGATCCGCGCGTCAAACGATAACTGCCCGCCTGATTGACGGGTGACGCAATCCAGCTGAAGAAATTGTTGACGTCGCACCACCGTACGAGCAATGGATCTTGCACGCCGTTCGCGGTGGCGCCCAACGCGATGATCTGGCGTTGTGGCATGGCTACGAAGAAGTCGGTACTCGCGATCGGCCCCGCGGAGATCGCCAAAGCGTTCGACGTATTGGCCTGCGGCGACCAGTAGAAGAGCGGGCCGCCTATGTAGCTTGTACCGTCGGGGGATCCGAACTGCGTGTCGGTTGGAAGCGAGATCAGGATCTCGCCCCAGTTGTCGAGAACCCAGTCTAGCGACGATATGTTCGCGCCAGCCTGTGCTGCGGGAGCGACACCTGTACCGAAACCGCCGCGCCCGAAACCGCCTATGCCAAAACCAGTGCCCTGAGGGAGCGGTCCGAAACCCAGATAGTAATTATAGCGCGCCAGGCCGCCGTTGATCGATACCGCAGCGTTGGCGTTAGCCGCGTTGGGTGCGAAAATCGTGAATGTGTTGGCGTCGACGATCGTTTGCACGAGGGTGTTACCAAGAAGTGTGACGCCGCCGACAGCAGTGCGTATCAGAATCGGATAGGTACGGCCCACACTGTAGCCGTGATTGTTAAGCACCACGGTTACGACTTGTGAGCCGCTCGTCGTCGTGTAAGTCGCGACGGCACCGCCATTCGTAATTGCGGCTGTCGGAACAACAGGATTGCCGAGCTGGTCGATGAGTACGATCTGATAGGTGTCGGGACTGACGGCGAGCGCGGGATAAAAACCGAATATCACGACACCGCCGACGCTGATGTGCGCCGGAATAAAGACGTTGTCGTAGACCGTGATGTTGCTTCCGACATCCTTGATCGTAACGACGTTCGTGCCAAGGGTCGTAGTCACCTGAACCGCGACATTGTCCTGCAGCACGTGCGGGGTAATATCGCGAGCGGTGCCACTGATGGCGTAGAGAAACGACCCTTCGCTGAGTGTCGGCTCGGTGCCGACGGCGAGATATTTGTTCTTGTTGGTATCTTGCCATGCCCAAAGCGCGCGCGCGATTGCCGGCATGGCGGTGGCAAAAAAGCGTGCCCAACCGCCGAGTTTTTGTACGAGCGCTATGCCGCCCTCGTCGCGACGAAAACGGACGAGCTGACTGAAAGATATGCCGGCTTCGTTCAACGCTTCGGTGCGCGTGACATCGATGCCCGGACGTAAACGCAACGTATGGTGCGGCACGGGCTAACCTCGCGAGGGCGTCGCGGCGACCGCAGGCGACATCGAAGTCCAACCAGACGAGGTAAACTTCTTCCTGGCTTCCTCGATTTGCGCGGGTTTCAGCAACGCCTGGTACTGGCTCTCGTAACTCACGGCCATGGCGGGGTCGCCGCTTTGCGCGCCAAAGGATCGTTGGTAGCCCGATCCGTAAACCATCGAGGCCATCATGAAGTGCGACGGCAGGTACGTGCCGATAAAGGTCGTCGCGTTCGTTGCCGAGAGCGATAACGGACGTGTCGTGCCCACGAGTTCTACGCTATAGGCCAGATCGGGCCACGGCCCAAGCGCGAGTGTATTCTGGTTTACCATGGCGCACTTCTTGGGTACTCCCGCGCCGACCGAATTCGGCCACTCTAAATTCAGGTACTCCTTCGTAACCATGAGGCATGGGTTGCGCGTCGCGATGTTCGGATCGGCGGTGCCCGCTGGCGTCAGGATATTGACGTTCTGCAGCGTGATGAAGGTCGCGAGGGGGAAGGTAAGCGCGCGGCTACCGGGAGCCACGGCAGCGATCGCGCTGCTGACGGTCGACAGGAAGTCGACATCCTGACAGAGCCGCAGCTCTGCATAGTCGATGATCGACGGCAAAAGCGCCTGAAAATTGACATCGGTACTGTCGACGACAAGCAGCCTCGACAGCGCGTCCACGTAACTACCGTAGGTGTAACCAGCAACCATGGCGGCTATCCTGTCACAAAATCAGGCGACAGGACAGCCGCCAGCATGGTCAGTGCTTCTTGGCGCCCGCAGCGCGGCGGGACTTGCGATTGGTGTTCGCAGACAGCTCTGGCGGTGCGGGCGCGGGTGTCGGTCCTGCAGCCATCTTGGCGCGGGCTTCGCCGACCTGCGGGTCGCCCTGCTGCCGGATAATGGCGATCAGCTCGGCCGATTGCTCGTAAGGCAACTTCGACAGCGTCACGAGGATCATGTTCACCATGGCTACAGTCAGCTGAAACGTAAGCACGGTGCCGTTGATCGGATCTTCCTGCGGAGCAGGGGCTTGGGCTTGTTCGGTCAAGAAATCTCTCCTTTGGACACCCGGATTGGGCCTCTGAAGTGTATGCTAAGTGGGCCATTTCGGTCAATCTGCGCGCCTATTTCGGTGTGGGGGCTGCCTTCTCGAACTGGATCAGCGCGTCGTCCTTGGCCTTGCAGTCGAGAGCGATCCGCACCGCCTCGACGTAACCCTTCGACGACTCGATGTTGGTCGGACGCTCGGGCGGGATCGACGGCGTCTCGCAGGGCACCAGCAGCGAAGCATCCGGCACGCGTGGCACGAGGACAGGCGCGGGCGTCGTGCAGGCGCCCAGCGCGAGGCTCGTCAGGATCATCTTCCACATAGGGTCTTATCCAGCATGCAGCGGACGGCAGCGGCTGCGTCCACATCAGCCTGCGATCCCGGTTCTACGGGATCCTGATCTATTTTCTGGCCTGCCGCCGTGGCGACTGCTTCAAGTTGCGTGACGCGCGCCTGCAGAGCGATCGCGAGCTTCCTGTTGAGTGCCGCATCCTCGGCCTGTTGCTTGGCGATGGCCTGCGCGTTCTTCGCCGCGAGGTTGGCCGCGCCGAGCGAGCGCTCGTGATAGGCCCAAGCCTCGTAGCCGCCCCACAGGGCGATCAGGAGGCCGATGCTTGCGCCGATCTTCCACGGCAGCGGGATGAGCCTGAGAAAGTTCATACCGGGTTCCCTTGGTTGTCGCAGCGCGCGGCGAAGACGGTGCCCATGAACTGGAATTTCTCACCGTTGCGTCGCGGCGTAATCTCGTACGGAATGTGCCAGCGGTCAAATTGGAGCGCGGCGTCGGCCATCTGATCGCGATTTATCAGGCGTAGCATGGTGGACGTTTTGAAAGAGTTGCCGCCGACGTTGAAGATGAAACTGAAAAGGCTGTCGAACTGGAACGTCTCGATCGGCACCGTCACGGCCCCAAGCGCGTCAGTCACCCACGCGGCATCCTGCGCGAAAGCATCCATGATCTGTTCGTCGGTCCAGACCAGACCTTCGTAGACATCGGGGCCGGTGTGCCCAATGCCGATCGTCCAGATGCCCCGACTGTCGCGGTATGCCGTGTTGCGCTTGGCTTCACGCTGTCCCAACAAGTCGAAGCCTTGATCGCTAAGTGTCATTGCGCCGCGCATGCGTGATCCTCTACCAGGGCTGCCAGTACGCGCTTGCCAAACCGGGCGTCTACTGGCCTATAGCGTCGCTGTGCCTGGCAGGCCAGCGCGAACTGGCGAACCATCAGCAGTTTTGCCACCATGATGAAGAGCACGCCGACACGGGTCAGCCCGCTGTGTCCAAAACCGCAGAGTGCGTAACCAAAACTCGCGAGCAACATCACGTTGCCGACCAGCAGCGCGATGCGTGCGAGCGTGCCACTCCACGTCTGTGCGGCGCTGAGCTGAACCATGTAGTAGCTTGTTGCGGCCACGATCGCGAGGACCGGGCCCCACCACCACCAGAAAGTATTCTCCACGTGCAGCCAGATATCGTAGGCGGAAGTCATGGGTTCGATCCTTGCGTTGAAGGTGGTACCCCCACCTTGTTCAATGCAGCGTCGCCGATATCGTTCCGTCGATTGTAGAAGCGGCGGATCACACCGATCAGGGTCATCAGGATCGTCATGCCTGCCACGCCACACACTACGCCGTAACCGATGCTGGTTCCCAGCCCCCCATAACCGTATTGCAGCAGCAACGGCCATCCCGCGATCGCCAGCAAGGAAGATGCCGAAAACGACAAGAATAGGGCAGCACCTGTCAGCTTGTCCTTCATGCTGATGAGAGCACTGAAGGACGCCGCCACGACGACGGTCGTAATCCAGTTCGACAGATAGTCGGCGTTGGTTACGATTGTGCGCACGGAAACGATGTCGGGGACTGTATCAGCCATGTGAATAATTCGCGTTGACATGACTTAATGGCCCACCTATATTATAG